CATCGTAAAATTGGTAAATCAATGGGGATTTTGCCCCACATATCGCACTTGGTTGTTCGTTGAATGTCATCGTTTGAATCTTGCTTTTATGTCTTTGGCCATTGCCGTGGTTAATGCCTTATTGAATGATGGTAAAATCTCCTTTCGTGCCATTGTAACAAATGGGAATGGTTCAATACCAAAGTGTTTAATTTTTCTGTTCATCATAAATCGCATTGCGTTTTCATCGGCCTTGCCTTTGAATCTCCCCGTTCCCATATCCCGTGGTTGAATGCGTTTCATTTTCGTCCAATTCCGCATCGATGCCAACGGAATGCCCTTGCCTGGCTTTCTTCCGTTCTGCACATAATCGGCGGTCTTATTCATGGTAATACCCATGTTTAACCCTTTGGGTGATGCTTGGATGGAATTAACCAATTGCCCCGATGCCACATAATTACCACGGAATGTTTTTTTGGAAACGGAAATGGGTGTCCACCCTTCACCAACCTTTTTCCACTTGGCACGGATTGATGTTCGTGGGCGTTTTACCTCCAATAAGGTACGACACGCAATCGCCCATTTGTTGGAATACTCCGCAACAACTTGTTCGCTATTTTTATACGCAATCGCCATCCGTAACCCAAGGGTTGATTAACTCAATTCCAACTGTGATTTGGTAACCCGCCAATACTGAATCCAATGTTTCCACAAAGGGTTGAAAAGTAATGGGGCGTATGTATTGGATTTGGTTGTAATAATCTTGTTCCGTGCGCCATAACCCCTTTGAAAATCTCACATACAAATCTTGTAGGATGTTCGCATAGTTTTGATTCTCGGTGTATCCATATTGGGAATACTCGGTGATTAAATTTTCTTGTTCGTTTTCCGTTTTCAAGAAGTTCACCCTATCCGCTACCATGATATTCATTTGGATGGTTGCCACCTGGTCGGTCAATGCCACCGATTGAATTGAACAATGCATCAACGGGAATACCAAAAACGCCTTAAAATCAAATTCGGTTAATGTGCCGTGTGAATAGTTCCACCCCTCCAAATCGGCAATGTCTTTCATCACCTCAAATGCCGTTCCTATGTGATTATTGTTCATCGTTGTTTAATTGCTTTTTGTTCCATTTTCGCAATGTCGCTTTCGTAAGCGATCCACATACAAGCGGAGTGAATGGGTTTTGTATATACTTCTTCAAGGTTGAGGAAACTTCGGTTAGCAAGTCGGTAGACCATTCCAAACCATCCCCATTTTTCGGTAAGTCGTACTTCATCGACACTTCCCCCATCCTCACCATCGCCAAATACTTCTGGGTAGAATTCAACAAGTCGATTCCTAAACTCCAAAAAAAAAGCAACGCACCAAACGCCGTGTTGCAATCCATGTCCTTGAAATCTGCGTTCAACTCCGCATTGTACGGGGCAATTTCATACCTTCCGTTTTGGCCTTCTTTGGTAATGGGGCGGTACAAAACCGATAACACCTTCCAAATATCATTGGGGGTTTTTTGGTATGTTTCAATGTCGATAAATTCACCCGTTGACAATTCATCCATGTTTGGGATGAAGCCGTATTTGATGCCGTTCATTTTGAACCTGGGGGTGAACACAGGTTTTGATTCCAACATCTTGGAAATCTTAATCACACAATCTTTGAGAATGTCAAATGGGATGGCCTTCACCTCGCTCATGGTCAATTCACAAAAGATGGCAACCGATTCCAATTGTCTTTGTGTTTCATCCATATCGGCCTTCAATTCATTGTACGCCAACATTTGATGCAACTTGACATCCTTCAACTCCGTGGGTACAATGATGGTTTTTGTTTCAATCATATACCCATAAAACGCCAAAAATGGCGATTGTTTATACTAACCTTTCATGTAGGATGGTGTGAACCTGGGCGTGATACCTTTGCATCTCCTTATCGGTTATTAAAATATCCGTAAACTCCCGAACCGATGAAATGATGGTGGAATGGTCAAGGTGTGAAATGTTGCCAATCTCCATGAATGTCATGTTCAATCTTTTTCGGCAAATGTGGTTGAACATATGTCGGGCATACATTGGTTTGCGCTTCCTTGACTTGGTGATAATTTGGTCGGGTGTCATGTCCATTACTTCACAAATAACCCGTAACACTTCACCCCATGTGGTGTAATTATTGTTGATGTCGGTTTTGGGTTGCACAATCTCCCGTTTCAACATTTTAATTTCACGATCGTGTTGCATCTTGTTTTCAACCACCAACAATCGCAGTCGTTTTATTTCTTGTTTCAGGTTGTGTATTTCTTGGTAATGGCTTGTCATATTGTTCTTTGAATTGCTTTGAATATCTCATACGCCACTTGTGGCACAATGGCATTCCCGTATGCTTTTATTGATTCTGATCGCCATTTTGAAAAGGTAATTCCGTCCAATTTGGCGGGAATCCCATCATTTCCGCTACAAATCGGGGATTGAGTTGGGAAGATACCCCAAGTGTTTCCGTCAACTGTGTGTTTGTTTTTCTTTTGCTTTTCCCGCCCTTCCAATCCCCGTTCATTGGAGTTGGTAACATCCCCCTCACTTGCAATGTCGCGTACAAATTGCTGTTCCCGTGTAACCCCGATTCCCGAATTGGTTTCGCCACTCCATCCTTGCTGATGTGCAGCTGATGATTGCTTTGTCCCTCCCCAATCGCTGATGCGGTTGGTGTTGGTAGCAACGAACCATACTCTGTCCCTTCCGTGTGGGGCATTGACCGCCGCCGCAGGTATAACCACGGCCTGGACTTCGTACCCCTCAAACTCCAAATCAGTATGCACCTCATCGAATACCAATCCCCCATTCCAATTAAGGAGTCCAAAAACATTTTCCCCCACGATGTACTTTGGTTTAATCTCGCGTATTGCTCTAAGCATGCTGGGCCATAAATGGCGTTCATCTTCCTTGCCTTTTCGTTTTCCCGCCATACTGTATGGTTGGCAGGGGAATCCTCCTGTGAGAATGTCAATTTTGTTTGCATATTTTGTAAAGTCGCTTTTTGTAATGTCGGTAAATGTTTCTGCGTTCGGCCAATAATGATGCAATACCTTTTGCCCAAATTCGTTCCACTCACAATGGAAAACATTTTCCCATCCCATCCATTCTGCGGCTAAATCAAAACCGCCAATTCCTGAAAATAAACTTCCGTGCCTCATTATTTGTCTATGCAAATATAACAATCAACACGAAATAAACAAAATAATCTTAACGAATATCATAGTTCCCGTAGTTTCCACGAATACCCAATGCCATCATTTCGTGATAACGCCATGAATCAATCCCGTGATCCGTTCCGATGGGTGTGTTGTTGGTTCGCCCCTGGCTATCCGTATCCCAACAGTAATTCCGCAGTTCCTTAATTAGGTTTGTCGATGTGGATGTAACCAAATACGATTGGGATTGCATGATTTGGATTCCGTAGTTTATGGAATCTTTGCCCTTGGTTACGCCTTTGATTCTAATTCCATACCTCCGTATCTCATCAATTGATTTTGGTTCGGCACTATCCGCATAAATGGGTACATGATTTGGTAATGCCCTTGCAATGTCCGAATTAAGCATTCCCGTGCGATATGCGACTTCATCAACGATTCGTTGACCATTGTATTCATAAACGGCAACAATCGCCGTAGGGTCGTTTGTATAACCGAAATCCACCCCACAACCAACCAATCTCGCATCCTCTGGTATTTTGTCAATGGTTTGCCAATTGGAAAAGATAACCCCTTGTAGGTTTCCAATCTCACCAAGCCCGTACACCCGCCACCAATTGGCCCAATAGTTTGATGTTTCCGCCCTATCCCGTGCCTTTTCAATTTCGTTTACAATTGATTTGTCCAACGCTTCATTGTCTTTGTAGGTTAGTACAATCATTTCCGCATCCGCATCGCTTACCAATTCACTATCCACCCAAAATTCCGCCACGGGGTTGTAGTCAAGATAAATGAATTTACGGGTACGGATTGCCATTTGGTAGTATGATTCCCAATCAATGTTGTTGCACTCGTTTACGAATAACACATCACGCCTTGCACCCCTCAACTTTTGTGGTTGGTCTGCGGAAAAGAATTCAATGTAACTATCGTTGCTGAATGAATAAGTCCATGAAGATTTGTTCCATTTCAACGGATCAAACATCCCGACCATTTCCATGATTTTAAGGAAGTCACGAATAGCACCCCTCCGTAGGTGGGGGATGGTTTCCGATACGATGCTGATTTCTACCTTTGGGTTTTTAACCGCGTAATCAATTAGCAAGGGGATAATTGAAAAGGTTTTTGAACTACTTGTTCCACCCCTTACAATTCTAACCCGTTTGCGTAACCGACTAATCTTGACCTGGGCCGTTGTTTTCTGCAACATCTATATCAATCCCATTGAAAATTGGTTTCTCTTTTTCCTCCAACACATTGTGGCTCATGGATAGTTTGCGGAGTTCTTCTTCGCTACTTATCAATTTCATTAACGCCAATTGTAATGTGGGTTGCTCACTCAAATACCATTTGGAACGCATAGATACTTTGATGTTGGTTTTGATTTCCAACAACGCCTCTTTTATGCTTTCCGATTTTTCCAAGCCCAGGTGGTAAAATGTGCTACTTGTACATGGTAAATATGCAATTACATCTTGAATAAAAAACAATTTGTGTTTCTTTATTGCGGCGATGGCCGTTGCTTCTAATTCGTTTCTATCGTATGCCATTATTCATCGGGGGTTAGGGGTATTGGCATCCAGTAAACCACATGTAATCTTTGATCCGTGTGATAACAATGCCATTGTTCATCGTAGTAAACCGCCACATAAGGGAAACCCCGCACGGTCTTAACCAATACGGGGGTTTCTTCTTGTGGTAATGTTCGTTCAATCTTCCTCCACGCTTTCATGTTCTAATGCTTCTTGGTAAGTGTCGTAAAATGTTTCTTCGCCATTGTAAAAATTTGTTACGAGGTAATCAACTTGATGCCCCATGCAAGAGCAAATTGAGATTCCATTTTCCAGGGCTATGTAAACATAACCCGAATTAGGGTTAAATCCAACGCCCATGATTTCTTCGTTTGCACATTGATTTGCATACGCTTGAAAAATCAATCCCAATCCTTTTGCTTCGCAGTAGGAAATTGAGTTGCCAATCCCCGTGATTTCAATTGTGTTTGTCATATCTGTTCTAATTTTGTTGTTTCAACTTGTAATTTAGTAACGCACTTCTTGTCGTTCATGTAGTGGCAAATTACCTCGGATGTTTTGTCGTTCAATTGTTGTAAAAAAACACCCACGCATTCAATGTTACCGATTGAATCTAACTGCCATTTAACCATTTGTCCTATTTCCATGAAGCGAAGATACATTTTTAATTTGAAATACAAAATAAAAAGATAAATTATTTTAATCCCACGAATGCTTTGAGGGGGTAAAACACCAAACTATTGCGGTACCCACCTTCATGCGTTGGGATAATTGGTGTAACTCCATGCACATTTTTCCATGCGGGGTAAACCAACATTGAGTTATCTGCGCTATCCATGACCGCCCCGTAATCGGGAACATATAGATTGCCACCTTTGGCGTTCAAACGCTTTGTGATAATCACATTCACCGCCCCGACAATGTTACCAGTATCACGATGGAAAGGTGCTGATATATTGTAATTGGCAATAGATGATGTGAAAAGATTGGCGAACTTCCATTGGTCGGGCACTTGCTCAAATAGTTTTTTTTGCCGTTCGTATTGTTCTGGTAGTATATCGTGCATAATTGATTCGCTTTCCTTTGCCAACATTAGCATTGCTTTAATGTAGGTTTGTGCCGACTTCACTTGATGAACTGATGAAATGGTTGGATATGGTCTACGCATAACTGGCTTTGGTGGGACACCCCCCAAAATCACCGACATTTGACTAACGCCAATTTTACGGGCATCGGAACGCTTCATCCCCTCTTTTGACAATTTCACAGTTTCCATTCTGTCCAAATATGTTTTTGGTACATTTTTACTATTGAATTCCATGTTGGCCAGGTTCGCTAACTTCGCTGCTCTTTCTGGCATTGACTTAATATAAAACCCAATGGCTTCACCATTCTCATAGAAAATGCAATCTTCGGTAATGTTTGGGGCTAAATACGGGCAGTCTTGACCGATTTTTGCTTCATGGGGTTGTAGGGTTAAATCTACGCGTTTCATCGTTTGATTATTATGTGTGAATTTTTTGGTTGACCTGGTTTGTCTTTCAGTTGGACATTCTTCGGGAATGTTGACAACATGATATTGACATCTTTCATTTTGTCATGTATTCTATCTTCTTCACTTCCCAACCCTCCTTTTTCGTATCTCTTGAAATCTATGAAGGTGTAATTCAAAATTAAATTGCCCCCGTATTTATTCAAATGATAAGCCGAAGCGTAATAATCGGGGATCGTATTAATGATTGGATGGAATTCAAACTCCGTTCTTTTGATAGCAAAACAACGCCCATCAACTAATCCATATTTAGAATACTTTGTTTTTGCATAAAATGGATTCCCAGTTGAATTTAGGCCAATCAATTTCACTCCCATTTTGTCGGCCTTCGGAATGATTGCCAATAATTCGTTCAATGATTCCATAACTGAACAATCCACGAACTTGCCGTTCTGTATTTTTTTTGCCCCAACACAATCGTCACTCATGAATATGCCCCACTCGCCAGGGTTCAACATTCGTAAGCCATAATTGAAATTGTTCTGTATGCCTTTGGGTTCGTTGGTTTGTATCAATTCACCTTGTGGGCCTATGCAAGTGAATTTGTCTGCATTGTTGTGGCATAACACGATGTGTTCAGTTTGCAACATTTTGGATGTTGTTGCTTCTTTGTATCGGTCATAATACATCAAAAAGATTTTCATAACTTATCTTTTTCTTCTTTGAGGTATTGCATGATCATGTAACCAACATACGCCCCGCGTTCACGCCAAAACTTTACCAATTCGGTGGCTTCATCGTAATGGTCGGGTTCAAATTCAATTTGGATGGCTTTCTTTACACCATCGGCCATGTCCGCAAGTTCGTCGGATAAATCTTCCTCATCCAAAAGTGAGTAATCCACCTCCACGGGTTGTTGCCAAACATCTAATCCCCATTCCGTCAACAATTCTGGCTCCCATTCATTAGCCAATACATCCCAATCCCATTCACCGAACCCAACATTGTCTTTAATAATAAACTCTTTTTGTTGTTCTTCGGTGAGGTCGGATGCTTTGATGATTGGAACTTCCTTCAACCCCACTTCCTGAACTGCCCTTAAACGCATATTGCCACCCAACACAACCATTTCATCGTTGACAACAATGGGTCGGAGTTGTAGCATTTGTGGGAAGTCCTTAATGGATTGAACTAACTTCTTGAATTTATCGTCTTTGATTACCCTTGGGTTATTTTCGTTGGCGATAATGTCTTTGGTTTTTACTGTTTGTATCATTTGTTCATTTTTATTTGGTGTGTGATAATTAAAAAATCTTTGTGTTGTTTTTGATCCCCAAATTGGATGTGGCATTTTCTGCAAAGGGCTTGTAGGTTTTCAATTTTATCGGCTTCCTTGCTTCCACCCATGCCACGGCATTCAATGTGGTGGATGTCAACCGCCTGGCTTCCACACACTTCGCACGGGATAAAATCGGTTGTATCATACCCAAAATAATTCAAATAAATTTTTGTATGTTTTTTCATTGTTGATTCCCTTTTCGTATAACCTAAACGCCACCGATTCCGATACCCCCATTCGTTCGCCAATTGCTCGGAATGTGTAATGGTAATCATCGCGTAAAATCATTACAGCGTATTGCTTTGCAGTTGTTTTACTGCGGTTAACCATGGCCCCCATTTTGCTCGGTCTTGAAATTGTATTCTGCATTTTGTACACATATAAATTTGATTGGGTTCAATCATTGGCCCCGTTTCGTTGATTAATTCTTTGGTTGATTCTTTATTGTTATCGCAACAATCACAAAGGTTTCTCGTAAGTTTCATAAACCTGGGTTAACTCATTTATCATGGTTTGCCATGCCTTTGGATTGCAAGTACACGGCTTGTAAATTCTTTTGCTCTGGAATACCCTTGACCAAATTTCGGCAACCTTCGTGGCTTCCATTGGTGATAAGGTTTGGGAATTTACCGATTTGAAATGTGTCCACCAATCGTATTCGCCTTCCGTCATGCACAATGGTTTCCGATTTGGAAATAGTTTGTTCAATTTGTGTTTACGGGCATCGCAGCCGCAATCCTCGGAGTTTACCCATTTGACAATGGCTTCAATCCCCGTGGCCTTCGTTACCTTCTGGATCGTATCCCCCAACCCGATTGATGGTCGTGATTCGGTAAATTGTTTCCGTGTGTCGCTTTTCTTCTGCATATATTTTGTATTTTGTTTGTGTTCGTTGTTTGATGTGTTGTTTGGCGTTTTTTATACTGTTAAAAACCGAATGTGTT